AGGCCAATGATGTGCAGGAGCAACCTCAAGAGGCAGTAGCAGAAAGACCTGATTGGCTTCCAGAGAAATTTGAAAGGCCAGAGGAACTTGCGAATAGCTACCGCGAACTTGAAAGAGCTTTCTACACTCGCAAAGAGGACTTCCGTAATCAGATTATTGAGGAACTTAACAGTGAGGCTGTTAGTGAGGCCCCTATAAGCCCTGCTGATTATGAAGTGAATATTGAAGCACCTGATGGCCTTGAATACAGCATTAGCGATGATGACCCGATGCTTGACTGGTTTAAGCACACGGCTCATGGTTATGGTCTGTCTCAGGAAGAGTTTAATGGGTTGCTTGCTGAATATGTAAATATTGACGCAATGCGTGGACCTGATTGGAATGTTGAAGCCGAGACTCTTGGTGAACATGCAGAGCGCAGACTTGAGCGTGTAGATTCCTGGGCACATGGTAATTTGTCTGATGATGCGTATCAGGCTTTTGCCAATATACCAGCGTCAGCCAATATGGTTCAGTTATTTGAAGAGCTGATGGAGCTTAATGGGCAACCTCAGTTCAATATGGTTACTGAGTCAGAGTTTCAAGAGCGTGTTAGCATTGAAGATCTTCGTTCGATGCAGAATGACCCACGCTATTGGAAAGAGAAAGACCCTGCGTTTATCTCGAAGGTTCGTGCTGGGTTTGCCCAATATGCACGAGCAAAGTAATGTGAATTAACAGCTTACAGAGACTGTGAGATGTTATGTTTGCATAGGCCCTCAGGATGCTGACGCCAGCCCGTAAGGATAACTGGAATATCTTCTCAAGGACAACCGAGATGCAAACAGACGTAAACCTTAAATAGGAGGCTAAAATGGCTACACCTACCATTAGCACTTCCTTTATTGAGGAGTTTGAATCCGGCGTTCATATGGCGTATCAGCGTCAGGGTTCTAAACTGCGGAACACGATCCGTACTGCGAATGGCGTTAAGAACAAGACGACATTCCAAGTCCTCGGCAAAGGCTTTGCTACTACCAAGGCTCGTCATGGCGCAATCGCCCCGATGAATCTTGAACACACCAATGTATCCGTTACCCTCGAAGATTACTTCGCTGGTGAATGGATTGACGACCTCGATCAACTGCGTGTCAATCACGATGAGATGATGGTTGCTCAGCAGTCCGGCGCATATGCACTGGGCCGCAAGACTGACGATCTGATTCTTGCCGCGATGGATACCACTTCCAACACTGCAAACGAAACCACCAATGGTGCGACCCTTGCTTGGGCATTCGGCCTGATGGAATCGTTCGGTAACAACGACATCCCTGATGATGGTCGGCGTTATGTTGTTGTAGGCTGGGAGCAGTGGTCACAGCTTCTTGATCTGGATGAGTTTTCTCGGCAGGAATATGTCGGGCAGGAAGAGCTTCCGTTCAAGAACGCAATGACTGCTAAAAACTGGCTTGGCTTCATGTGGTTCCCGTTCTCCGGTCTGACCGATGACGGCTCTAACCGCAAGTGCTTTGCTTGGCATGCTGACTCAGTTGGTCACGCTATCGGTGCTGATGTTTCTTCCAACATGCAGTATCACAACGATAAAGACAGCTACTTTGTTCTCAACAAGATGCAGATGAACTCTGTTCTTATTGATGCAAATGGTTGCTTTGAATGCTTGCTGAAGAAGTAGGAGATTAGATAATGGCTTTCACTAAATCAAATCTCTCGCTGGTCAGCTACAGCGGCAATGGTTTCCACATCTGGCACTACACTTCGACAGATGCGGCTACCACCATTGACGGTGCTGGGTATTTCAACAACGCATCTTCCGAGATGAATGTTGGCGATGTTATCTTTGCTAACACCGACACTGGCGGCACACCTGTCTACGGCATCTTCGTAGTAAACGCCAACTCTGGCGGTACTGTTGACGTTGCCAACATCGTGTCGCTGTCTGGAACTGACTCAGACTAATGCCTAAAACGGCAAAATCTAAGAAGGCCGCCCCTCAAAAGGGGGCGGTCTCCGTAAAACCTAAAGCCGGAGTCACGTTTGGCAAAGGCGTTAAGATAGGAAGCAAAGTACGATGAAAACTTGCGATTCATGCCCCCATCCTGCCAAATGCCGATCTGCTGGCAAGTGCCTTAAAAAGAAGCGTGCACCAAGGAAGATGGCGGCTCCGCCTAAGAAACCGGGGTATCTTGATCCAAGGCATCCAATGAATACTGAGCAGACACGAGGCCTTAATTAATGCCAACAACGCCCTCAACTGACATTGAAGTAGCACAGAAAGCAATGGTTCTAATTGGGTTAGAGCCATTGACTTCATTTACGGATGCTACTGACGAAGCTCTTGTTGCTAATACAATCTTTGAAGATGTTGTTGAGGATTGCTTGGGCCAGCATAACTGGAACTTTGCAACAGGGCAGAAGGTCTTGGCAAGATTGACAGATGTTCCTGCTGATCGTTGGGATGCGGCGTATATGATCCCAACCAGCCCAGATGTTATTCAGATACAAACCGTAACTATCAATGACGTGCCACAACGTTACGATGTTTATGAGCGTTACATTTATATAAACGCTGAGGAAAGCGACAGCGTTGTTCTGAATTATGTATTTAGGCCTGATACTCAATACTGGCCTCCTACATTTACAATGTGGGTTATTTTTCGCTTAGCATCTGTATTGGCTTTGTCTGTTACCAGAAAAGCTGATATTGCCGATGCGTACACTAAACTTGCAGAAGCCCAGTTCAGACGTGCCAAAGCAAGAGACAGCCAGCAAGTAACGACACAAGGCCTTCGTCTGAGCAGATACCATCGGGCTAGACTCGGCAATGGCATCTATCAGGAAATTGAAGGCACAACTTCATGAAGGTAAATCATGGCACTGTTGCGTCAATTTTATACAAACTTCACAGCAGGTGAGTTGAGCCCCCTTCTTACGAGTCGTGTTGACTCTGACGCATACAGAAACGGCACAAAAACACTCAGGAACTTTAGGGTATTGTCTCAGGGTGGCATTAAACGCCGTCCGGGGTTGAGATATCTTCAAGAGCTATCTGATATTCCCTATCAGTCTGAGCCTTATGTTTATGATGAAGACGAGGCATATATTGTATTATTTAGCAACACAAGAGTTGATATTGTTGATGTATCTGATCCTACAAACATCGCCGATACAATAACAAGCTGTCCCTGGACTACAAGCCAAATAGGTCAATTAAAGGTCGCTCAGTCTGGCGATACAATGATTATTGTCCATCCAGATATGGCAATGCAGAAGCTGACAAGAACATCAGCCTCTACATTTGCTCTTTCTGATTATGACTTTGACCATGATGGGACAGCGCATTATGAGCCATTCTACAGGTTCGTAGATCCGTCTGTTACTATTCAGCCTCAAAATACAAATACCGGGTCACAAAACTTTACGGCAAGCTCTTCCATATTTACCTCTGATTGGGTTGGTGAGCACATTGAGTACACTGACTCTGCTGGACTGGTCGTTCACATTGAGATAACAGCATACACAAGCGGAACTGTTGTTGTTGGTAACTTTAGCCAAGCAGTAGCTAATACAACTGCGAGAGATACTTGGAAAGAGCAAGTGTTTTCCTCACGTCATGGTTATGCAAGAAGCGTTCTGTTCCACGATCAGCGTTTGATATTTGGCGGTAGTAGGGATCTTCCTAACCACCTCTTTTTCTCGAAGGTTGCTGAGTATTATAACTTTGACACTGGCACTGGTCTTGATGACGAGTCCATTCAGATTCAGATTGCGGAGAACCAAGTCTCTGAAATCAAAAGCATGGCATCATTAAGGCACTTGGCTGTGTTTACTTCCGAACAGGAACTTTATGTACCAACTGTTGATGAGCGTCCCCTTACGCCGTCTACTATTGCAATTAAGAAGCAAACATCTTTTGGTAGCGGTGCTGTAAAGCCAGAAGAATTTGATGGTGCGATTGTGTTTCTCACCAAGTCAAAAGGTGCAATCAGAGAGTTTATTTACTCTGACATAAGCCAAGCATACAACTCTGATGCTTTGACTATATTGTCACAGCACTTGATTGTGTCTCCTGTTGACATGGCGGCTCAGCGAGAAGCGGCAGATCAGGTGGAGGCTTATCTCTATGTTGTGAATAGCGATGGGACTATAGCGGTCTTTGCTAGCATTCGGAAAGAAAAGCTCCAAGGCTGGTTTAGTTACACGACAGACGGAAGTTTCAAAAACATCGTTGTCGTAAACAGAAAGGTCTATGCTGTTGTTGAGAGAACTATTAACTCAGCTACATTTACGTCTTTAGAGCTCCTCGACAATACATACCATACAGACTGCGGCGTTAAGCTAACCAGTGGTTCTGCTACTACCGCATGGACAGTAAGCCATCTTCCTAACACTACTGTTGTGGTTAAGTCAGGCAATTACTCTCTTGGCGAGTATACAACAGATGGAAGTGGCAATATTACTGTCAGCGATGCTGTTGAAGAAATAGAAGTTGGGATTAATTATACTCCAACACTTACGACTCTTCCGCCTGAGTTTCAGCTATCTGATGGTGTTTCCATTGGACAGAAGCGTAGAATTGTCAGGGCTGTTCTTGACCTTAACGAAACACTTAACGTCAAGACAAAGGGAACAACTGTTTTGATTCGGCGTGTTACTGATGACTTCTCTTTAGAGCCAACTCCACTTACTCAGCGAAAAGAGGTATACTTGCTGGGTTGGTCTTCTGAGGGCACTGTAACAATTACACAAGATCAGCCTTTAGGAATTACCCTAAATGGCTTAATGCTTGAGGTGGAAGTATAATGGGCGTGGGCGTAGGACTACAGGTAGCTGGTGCTGTAGCTGGCTTATACTCAGCT